AGTTGATAATGGTATTTTCTTTGTGCCTCTCATACATGAATGGGCCAAAAGATTGAAGGAGATTATTTGCACCCCATGGCTCGTGCTGGTAGGATATGGCCTCTGAGGACATGACCAAATCTACACAACTCCTATGAGAGCGGTCAAGAAATGCAGAGGGGTTTGACTGGAAGACCACATCTTTCACATCCGTAGCAATCACATATCGAATGGCCGCACGATTGTCTGCGTTATCCAACATGAGGTAGTAGTGGAGGAATCTATCAACGACAATTGCGAAATCTTTTTGTGGATAGGTGACTCGTCCATTGACATCATCTCTATCAAAACACAGCACCGCATAATTTCGCTGTTCTAATTCACGAAGTGTGGCATAATCTACGTTGTACGCAATAACGGCTTTGAGACCGGTGAATCCAGAACGATCTAGACTGTTCACCCAATACTTAATTTGGTCCCAATTGTAATTTGTGATCGCACCAATCACGAGGTCGCGTTGTTCCATAATAACTCCATGGTTAAATGAGTTTTCGTGTATATTTCGCCTTCAACACTTTCTTAATTGTAGAAACCGTTTTCTTATTAGGATCATCCTCACCAAGAGGACCGCCTACAATTCCAACGTCCTGGGAGGAATCGAGTCCTTGTAATTGACTGGGAGTGCTGTCTTCCGTGAAAAAATGATGCACATCCTTCTTAGTATCGTGCATCATATGGACCCCATTCTCTTTATCATGAAGAAATTCTGTGGTTTTATTGTTTGCCAGGGATTCAAGATGTTTAGGAACCGTAGCGTGTTTCAAAAAATGCTCTTTACTTATCTGGTGTGCACCCTCTACTTCAGTAGCAAAATGCGACACATCATGATAGGGAAGACGAGACACATTACATTCTCCAGAGTTCCGGTCAAAACTATTCACGCATGTACCAACGTGTCCCGCTTTATGTTCTGATTCTTTTAGGAGTCCAGCAGTCTGTTTTTTCCACTCTTCAATCATTTCCCACGTCTTATCGCAACCTCCAGTTTTCATATCCCCTCCTATATGTAGTGTAGATATCCACTAACAATATATTTAGGTCCATTGAGTACCTTGGCTCCCCAATGTGGATGGGTCCATAGTGGCGGAAACATCAGTAATCGTGATCGCACCGCAGGAATAATAAGGGCTGGAGCGGTCATGTCCTTTCCAAATCCAGTCTCACCACCCTCTTCGACCGTATTTAGGTACCACAAAAACGATAAGAATCTACGGGCTGAGGCATAGCTGCCAACGTCTGTGTGGAGTCCAAATTCATCTTTTCCATTGGGAAGATAGCGTTTCATTCTGAATTGTTCGTAGCCAAATTGTTTAGGCCATTCTATCTCAAACTGGATACGTTGGTGAGTCATATAGACTTTCCAGGCTTCCTGAACAAATCTCACCATCATGTCGTGTTCGTCCTGCCAATTTTGAGAAATGTTCACTTCCATAAAATGACGAACATCTTTGAAGTCGGTGTGAACCTGGACCTGATTCTCGTTCGCTTCGAATTTATTAATCAGCTTCTCAGAAAACATTGTGGGTAAGGCATCATCAAACACGAGAATGTGCGGGGTATATGGTGTGTGATATGTTGGGTTGAGTTTCATTGTGACACCTTTCTACATGTCCATCCTTGATGGTGTTTATAATAATGGACGTTTGGCATCTTAGTTAAATTTTGAATTTCGTAAAATCTTTTTTGACTGCTTCGAATGGTTTATGCCCAACATTTGCTGCTGGCTGTCCTGAGTTTGAAATGTTTGTCTGTGCAGATGGAGCAACATCATACAATCGCATCTTAGGCTTATCAACTCCAATGACAAACTTTGTAAATTTATTCACATCGCGGTAGCGGTTCTTCAACTGTTTTATCATATACTGTCCCAGGGGAGTCAAATCCTCCGTTGAGATGATCGCCGCAAAAAAGTCTGCGGTCGCAGGCAGTCCAAATGACTCTGAGGTATCCGTGAGTCCCAAGTCGGAGTTGTCAAATCCTGCACGAGTGGTCTGAATGGCTGATACAATAGGGACCTTCTGCTCAACCGCCAACCCTCGGAGTTCTTGTGCAATTGACATAATATATGTGTATGAGTTGACATTGCCACCCATCTTGATACGTGAGGACGTGCAGATGTTGAGATAATCAATGAAAATCAAATCAGCACGAAAACTCTTTTTGAGGGCTAGTTCATGGATCAACGCACGAAAATGTAAAACAGAGGCACAGGCTGTGGGATATTCTTTGATAATCAACTTCCCATGAGTCTTGGACCGGAATGACGCGAACTTCTTATCATACTCAGGCTTCGTGAGTTTTTCTAACAAATCAAGTTCCACGTTCAATAAGTTTGCATCAATGCGTTCTGCAATCCGCTCTTCAGCCATTTCCATGGTGATGTAAAGAACATTGAGACCCTGTGCCAGCGCGGCAGCAGCCATGTGGCACATAACGAGAGTTTTTCCCACTCCAATCCCAGCAAGGAAGACATTTAATGTCTTGATTGAAAATCCCCCACCAGTGATCCTATTAAACATCTCCAAATCAAATGGCACCTTCTTTTCTTTGCGGTGATAGAATTCATATCGATCCTCTGATTGCTCCATGTAATCGTGCCCCACATGGGGATCAAATGAAATCGCCAGCGCCTTAGACATAATATCAGGGATCGCCTCCCTGGGTTTCTTGTTGGGTCCATCTTTACTATCATCAAAAATACTTACAGCTTCAAGCACGGCATTGTAGAGTGCAGAGTCTTTGCAAAACTTTTCCGTTTGGTCAGTCAACCACGTAATATCGGTGGGTTCATTGCGCTCAGTGTGTACCTGATTAAGCACTTCCACCGCCTCACGAATCTGTTCCTCTTTCAAATCCAATGATTCAGTGAGGTTGATAATGAGGGCTTCGTGTGTGGGGGGATGTTTGTACTTCTCCACAAATGCAGCGATTTGCTTGAACACAATTCGCTCAGTGGGTTCTTTGAAATACTCTTCTTTGAGGAATGGAATGACCATCCTCAAATAGGCGTCATGATAGATCAGATTCTTCAGTATCGTCTTCTCTAGTCGGACCACTGATGTTTATAACTCCTCTTCATTTTCTTTACTTGGGTAAGCCAATTCTCCTTGTTCATTCTCGTCGGTAATAATAGCAACAAGAATATCACCCAGATGATTCGTAAAGTCTGCCGATTTGACCAAATCTTCCTTTTTGAAACTTGCGGTATCCCAAAGAGTGTATTGAAACGCAAGTCGATGGGTGCCATTCTCTGGCACAATCTTGACCCCACCGTAGTAGAATACCACATTAGCATACGGTCCCTCAAGCAGTTTTACGGCGTTGACTGTCTCCTCAGCTAAGATAATCTCACTGAAGCAGTAATCCTCATTTTCCTTTGGAAGTGGTTTTTGAGGGCTGGGGCTTACGCTCCAAAATTTCCCCATAAGCCACTGCAAACTTCTTTCTAAGAAATTCATCAAACACCTCATTGATTAAAATGTCACCCCAAAATTCATCATTCTTGGTCTCCGACTCACGCACCTTTCCACCACGCTCTTTCGTCTTCTGGTCCACCTTACAATACCATCCTGGTGAAGGCTTCTCCACAAATCCAGCTTCAATGGCATTCTCCAAAAGACCAGAGTATCTCTCAATCCCCTTGTCAAACATCACAGTTACGGGAAACTTCGACTTCTCTTTCACATATCGAGACTTCTCTGCATTGAGAATGAAGTGAAATCCAGTGGTTTCACTTTCCACCTTCTCTTGTTGGCGTCCAACGATCCAGATTGTATCTGAGGCAAACGTGGGCCCAGTTCCACCACCCACAATATCTTTCGGATACATTCCTATCTCTTTGTATGTATGGTTCACCACAATCATCGGGATATCTTTCATCTTGAGGTGTGGAGTAATCATACGAAAGAGGGACTTGATCGCCTTGGCGCGGGACATATCCGCCACATTCTTACCTTCCAACGTATCATCAACTTCTTTCTTTGAGGCAAGCTGCCCAATCGAATCAAGAAGAATTATCACAGGCTCATCGCGCTTGAGTTCTTTCAATTGAGTCATGATGTCATGCTTCAATTGTTCCACATCAGTGATGGGAGAATGCAGCACTCGCTTCATATCAATACCAAAGGTCTGGAAATAAGGTTTAGGTGCTCCAAACTCAGCATCATAAAACAAACAGACACCATCAGAATGTTTATTAAAAAATGAGCGAATCAGCAACAAGGCAAGGAAGGACTTAAAATGTTTCGATGGCCCCGCAATCTCTGTAATGCCACCCTGCAATCCCCCCTTCAAACTCCCAGACAACGCGACGTTGACAATAGGAACTTCCGTGGGGCAGACTTGTTGATTTTCAAATATCTCCGATTCGTCCATGACGCTAGAAAGATCAATTTTCGAAGTCTTCTTGAGTCGATCCATCAATGACATAATATCTCCTAGAAAGTTTTCAAAGTTTCTACAATGGCGGCGAACAGGAAATCCTTGACTCGTTGTTCAAGAGGCAAGTCCCCATAGGGGCAAAAACACGGATGTTCTTTCTTTTCTAGATCTTTCACCGGTCCCAATTTCCATCCCTGTTCCTTCTTAAACACCAAGAAGTTCTCATGGGACTGTTCTGGTGTTGAGTCTGGGTTCGCAATGTGGAATGCAACCCCATCAATCACTGACTGTCGAATCTCTTCCGGTATCATTCTCCACGGAGCCTGAGAGTAATCCCCCAGTGCGTGGCAATAGGCTCGGTTGTTCTCGTGTGCCATCTCTGCAATCTGTTGATATGATAATAACATTTATCCCATCCTTTCAATTATACCAGAATAAAGGTGAAGAGTCAAGAAGAAACTGTCAAGAAATACACTCCTGCATTCAAACGTCCATGGCAATCCTCTGTAGGACAATACCAGTCAGACCGATATCGATCAGAGTCATTCTCAAAACGAC